GGGTCGACCGTCACCCACGTAGGGATCGTGGTCAGTATCGGTGGTCTGTTGCATGTGGCGGAATGCAATCCGGGTACGAACGTCACCTTTCTGCCGTTGCCGCGGTTTAAGCGCCGATTTGTCAAAGTGGAGTTCTGGCAATGACCATTCGTTTTTACCCGTCCCGGCTTCCCGGTGAACCACTCGAAACGCATGAGCATGGTGTAACCAGTATTCGCAGCTGGCTGGTGGCAAATGTTGAAGGCTACGAGGATCGGGATGTCCCACCGCTGACCGTTGAGGTTGAGGGGCTGTTAATTCCGCCAGGCGAGTGGGCTAAGTGTGTGATTCGCCCTGATAGTGATGTCAGGCTTTATCCGGTGCCTTTCGGGCTTGAGGCCGCGACAATTGCCTGGATAGGAGTGGGCATTGCCGTCGCATCTGCGGCTTATTCATTGTTCATGATGAGTAACATTGATGTCGGCGGCTATACGTCATCCACAGGTCGAAGCCTCGACCTGAACCCCGCTAAAGCAAACAGCGCGAAACTGGGTGATGCGATTCGTGAAGTTTTTGGGCGCGTGCGTATTTATCCGGATTATGTCGTGCAGCCCGTTACCCGGTTTGATGCCGCCGATCCTACGAAAATGCGCGTCCAGATGCTGCTGTGTCTCGGTGTCGGTGATTTGATTTATACCAATGGCGATATCCGGGTTGGCAGTACGCCAGCTTCAACGCTACCGGGATTCAGCAGCACCCATTACCCGCCAGGCGCGGACGTTTCCGGTGATGAGCGCAGCGAAAACTGGGTCAACTCCACCGAAGTGGGCGGGACGTCATCCGGCACCGGGCTGGATATGGCCCAGACGTCGCCGGACGCAGACGACATTATCGCAGACAGCATGACCGTATCCGGTTCGAGCGTAACGTTTACCGGGCTGGATACGGATGATGATGACGATAATGACGAGAACGATAACGCACTGCCGCCCAGCTGGGTCGCTGGAGCCGTGGTCGAACTGAAAGCCCCGGCGAACTACCAGATCACCACGGCGGCTGGATACAGCGTTATCGCCAGCCCGCTGCTGACGGAGATCGCGCCGGTAGTAGGTATGCCGGTAACCCTGGGGTTTAACTCAGTCGATTACGATCTGTTTATCGCGTCATATACCCCCGGTCAGTCTGCAGTGCCCGGCGCCGGGGGGAGTGCGGCAAAACTCCAGGCCAGTGCGGCCCCGACCACCTACGACTTTTCGACCAGCTCCAGCACGTTCACGATCACCTGGCAGGGGGTTACCTACCCGGTGTCGCTGGTGGCTAACTACGTCTCGATGTCGGGACTGCTGGCGGCCATTACCGAGGGACTCACCGGCTCCGGCCTGGTTGCGCAGGACAACGGCGGCACCGTACTGATAACCGAGGCGGCCAGTCCGTTCGTGGGCGGGGCGATCACGTCCTCTTCGCTGCCTGCAGCTGTTTTCGGTGATGCCCCGGTTTACACCTCCGGCACGGCATCAACCGGCGGCAGCCCGGCGGTAACGGCGAATGTGACGCTTGCCTATAACAGAGCCACGGGAACAGCCTTTTCCGGCATGCCGGAGGGGGGGGCAACGGCTTTCACTTGCTCACCGCGGGAATGAGTACCGCATTGTCTCGACCGACGGCACAACGGCGACGGTGGCGCGCCTGGTTAATGGTGCCGTTGATGAGTCATGGCCGGGATTCACCGCCAGGACGATGATTGACTATGAGGCCACTGGCCTTAACGACACGCTGAGCTGGCTGGGGCCGTTCCTCGTATGCCCTGAAAATGAAGTAGTGGATGCGTTCGAGGTGAATTTCTCCTTCCCGAACGGCATCTGTGGCTTTGACAGCAAGGGGAAAAAGCGGCTTCGGCATGTTGAGTGGGAGATTCAGTATCGCGTCTACGGTTCCGGATCGGGGTGGGTGAGTCACCAGGGAGAGTACGCGCTTAAAAACGTCAACGGGTTAGGTTTCACTGAGCGGATCACTCTCAGCTCTCCGGGGCTGGTAGAGGTTCGCTGTCGCCGGCGCAATGAGCAGGGCTCAAACAACGCCAGGGATTCGATGTACTGGCAGGCACTGCGCGGACGACTACTGACGCGCCCTTCATCCTATCCCGGCGTGTCGCTGATGGCGGTGACCGTCGAGACGGGCGGGAAGCTGGCGGCTCAGTCTGACCGGCGCGTAAACGTTGTGGCCACGCGGGGCCTACGACTCAGGAACGGCCAGAACCATTTCGGGGGCGCTGCTGCATGTCGGGAACTCGCTGGGGCTGGAGATGGACGTCGACACCATCAACGCGCTGGAATCCGCGTACTGGACGCCACGGGGCGAAAATTTCGATTTCGCCACGGGCGACAGTATCTCAGCGCTGGATATGCTGCAGAAGATAGCCAATGCCGGGAAGTCCCGCTTCCTGTTGAGCGATGGCCTGGCGACGGTAAACAGGGAAGGGATTAAGCCCTGGACTGGCGTGATAACTCCGCATGAGATGGTGGAGGAGCTGCAGAGCGGATTTACCGTACCGTCCGACGATGATTTTGATGGTGTCGACGTGACGTACATCAACGGGACTACCTGGGCAGAGGAGACCGTTAAATGCCGGACGCCGGACAATCCCACGCCGGTGAAAATCGAGAACTACAAACTCGATGGGGTACTCAATCAGGATCACGCCTACCAAATCGGGATGCGTCGCCTGATGAAATACCTGCAGCAGCGGGTGACGTTCCAGACCACTACCGAGCTGGACGCGCTGTGCTACAACACGGGCGATCGCATAGTGCTCACGGATGATATTCCGGGTAACAACACGATTTCCTGTCTGGTGGAGGCGATGACAACGGCTGGTGGCGTGACAACGTTCACCGTTACGGAGCCGCTGGACTGGTCTTTCGAAAACCCCCGCGCGCTGCTCCGCTATCAGGATGGCTCTGCATCCGGGCTGATGGTGGCGAGCAGGGTGGGTGATTTTCAGCTGTCAGTCCCGCACCTGAGCGAGTTTGATGACCCGATGAAGGTTGACCTGTCGTCGGCAACCATCGAGCCGATCCGCCTGGTGTTCTGCGGCTCAACGCGCCACGTCTACGACGCCATTTTAGAGGAGATCGCCCCGCAGTCTGACGGAACATGCCAGGTCACCGCTAAAGAATACCTCGAATCGTTCTACCAGTACGACGACGCCACATACCCCGGCGACGTCGCGTAATACCAAAAAATCCCTTTCAACTTTTCTTTCGCTCAAACCCTCGTTTGGGCGAACGCCTTTTTTGGAGCAAAAAACATGGCCTTTAACCCGGAGCTGGGGAGCACGTCTCCCGCTGTGCTGCTTGATAACGCTGAGCGTCTGGATAAGCTGGTCAATGGCCCCGAGGCCATTGTACTTGACCGCGGTGGAGACCCACTGTATTCATGGCGACTTATTCAGAAATCTATTGAGTCAGTATCAATTGCTGCAAATACCTCGATCTCTGAGTTGCAAGAGCATGCTGATCAGCAGATTGATAATATTGCGCACAGCGCAGCGGTTTCCCAAAGCGTAGTCAGTGCCTCTGCCCAGGCTGCAATTCAGGATATTAATTCTACGGTCACGCAAACTGCAAATGATGCTGCCATTGTTCTGGCCGGGCTCGGTTACCTACCGCCAGCGCCGTTCAGCTCTGGTTTGTCCGTCAGCAGCACACGCTTTACTGTCACATATAACGGGAATACCTATGCGGCAGTAGCTGACAAGGTACCCTTTACCACAACATCAACGTTTGACGGTTCACAATGGCGTTTGCTTGCTGGTGTCATGAGCGGTGACGTCATGACGATTGTTGACGCTGCTGATACTGTTGTTCATGTGATGCCAGGCCCCTCTGGCAGTCCGGCTACAGATACAGCCAGATTACAGGCTGCGCTGGAAAAGAGAGGTACTATTCTGTGCCTGAATCCTGGTACGTATTATTACAGTTCTACAAGCACAATTCGCAGCAATACCCGGCTAGTCATTGGCCATGGAGTGACCTGGGAAAAAGATATTAATTCTGTGTGGGGGCCATTCCTCAGGAACGCGGCATACAGTAATACCCGTCACGCAGTAACCAGTATGACGGTTTCAACCAGCTACAGCGACCCGTGGAAAGACAACGTCAGCTCAAGTGGTCTGAAGGCATACCTCAATATTGCCTGCACAGGACATGGTTTCTCTGCTGGCGATTATGCGGCTTTTTACGGAGCAGTTGAATTCGGTTTCGATGGCATTATGAAAGTTGTCAGTGTAACTGATGACGATAATTTTGTGGCAGAGGCACACAACCTGCCGAAAGGAACATCCGCCACTTATGACACCTGGGCTAATGGCTTATTTTGCTTTAAAGCTGACGAAAATATCAGCGTAGAAATCTATGGCCGTCTCGACGGGAAGTGCACGCAACTGAAAGCCAGTGGCGAGCCGTCTGACACTATGAAACTCTACCTCATGGGGATGATTTTTCAAGGCATTATGAATGGCAGTCTGTACATAAACTCCATTCGCCGCATGCGCAAATATTCAGCGCTGATTGCTAATGTGCGTAATTTCGTCGTGCCGTTTGCGAACATCGATAACTATTCAGATGGTCTGCACTTCATGCCCCCGTATGTTGGTGTACATATCAAAACGATCGCCGGCGCAGGGGGAGACGACATTTTCGCGCTAACCGGCGGTGATTTTGCGCATTATGAAATCAGTCGCGGACACGGGTACGACATTACGTGTGACAAACTGAATCCGCAGAATGCATTATGTGCGGTTAAAATCACAGGAAATGCGCCGTACAGATTCTGGAATATCAATATTGGTGAGATTACCGGACTGACTCAGACTGATGCGATAAAAGCGATCTGGGATACGAACCTGACATATACAGCAATCGGGACGCTGAAAATAGGCCTGTTTGATTGCGCTGTCCAGTCTGGTTCCGGGTTAAAACTGACAGCAGATGAAACAGACTCTGTTGTCATTGATGAGTATGTCATTTCTCAGAAGTCGACTGGCGGGTGGGACATTGCTGTTGGTGATTCAGAACGGAATAATGTTTCAGTTGGGTCTCTCATCGTACGCAACGTCAGATTAAAAACACCGGATGTTGCTGTTACCCGGTTTCTGCAACTGGGCCGCGCGGCAGCAACAGGTTCCGTCGATATCCATGTCGGCAATCTCTCTATCCCCTCCCTCGATTCCGGATTTATTTACAGCAATGGAGCAACGGATACCCTGGCAGCAAACAAAACCAGCCGGATCAAGCTCAGCGGGAAAATTTCCGCGCCTTCTGCAAATTACGTGGTGATGTTCCTCAACGGGATGAATGATGTGATTGATGTGTCAGAGCTGGATTTTGAAGGGTTTGCGAACATTATCCGGACATCTAAAACCGTAGCTCCCTGGAACAAGGACCATATTGATATTAATGCGCGCGGTTTGCGTGCATACGATATCAACCGTCTCTTCACGCTATACGCCGGGCAATGGAAAATTGGTTTCAGCGGCGAAGTGCTTACGCCAGGGGCGGGGAAATTGACACCCATTTTCTTGGGTTATAACACCACGTTACATATAGACGGCTATGCTCGTGTCGAAGGATCGTCAGAGTTAATGAAAACGACCAGTGGTAATTTCACTCTGGTTAACTCACTGGCCATTCCTACTGCAGAATCCCCGGTTGCCGGGGATGTTGACCCGGTTATTCATTCATACGATAAGAGGAACCTGCTGCCTCTGGCCTTTGCCACAGCTCCGCAAGCAGGTGAGGAACTGACAAATGCAGTGAGCGGTCAGAAAGAGAACAGGCTGAAATACGGTCATTTTGGCTGGGTTCCTGAATCCGACTGGAGGAACTATCAGGCGGCGAATGATGCAACGGCAGCAGTCTACCATCCACTTTTTGACAGGGGTAATGTCTGGCACGTTAACGGTATTACACAGAATGTCACTATTGCCCAGTCCACTGCTGAGTGGAGCGTGCTGAAACCAGGGGCGCGAGTAGCTGTGATGGTAACCCAGGATTCTGTCGGCGGGCATGCAGTAACCTTTGATCCGGCAAACTTCACTTTTGGTTACACTCCCGCAACGGAAGCCCCTGCAGGCACTACCTCAGTGTACGAATTTGTGTACCAGGGGGGAGGGAAGTTTTACAGTATGATACCGAACGTCTGGGCGTAACAGAAGGTACTGCAATAGTTAGTTATTGAAGGGGTAAATTGTCTATGATAATTTACCTTTTTTAATAATTTCAGTGTCTTTCTGATAGGGTTTTTGTGTGACTTTTATCATATACTCATTGCTTTTTTTGGTCATGGCAATACGCAGCGGAACAGGCTGGTTTAACTGGCGATAACATTGCAGATATTTTTAAAGACATTAATGATAAAGTTGGTGATGCTGTTTTAAATAAATCAGGAGAGGCGGACTCAAGCACTCGATACTCTTGGCCTCTCTGCTAAAAAACTTTCCGAGCAATCTCCTGATAAGCAACTTATGGCTATCAGTGAAGCATTGCAGAAAATACCGAGTCAGGCTGGTAAAACTAATATTCTTGAAAGCCTCGGTAATGACTTATCAAAAATGCTTCCATTGTTCGAGAACAACAATGAGAAGTTAAAGCAATTTATTCAATTATCAAAAGATTTTGGTATTGCCCCGCCACAAAGAGGATATTGACAACCTCGTCAAAGTAAACCAGTTCTTTCAGGATATTGAGGCTAGCGCTCGTGGCCTGAAGATGGAAATAGCCTCCGGGCTGGCTAAAGTGGATCTTACGCCATTACAGTCTGGACTTGATGATATTCGTGACGTCTTCACCGATCCCGCTGTTCTTCAGGGGCTATCAGACCTGGTTGGTGAAGCCATAAGCCTTGCCGGGGTTGTGGGGCGTATTGCTGGTGGCCTGGGGGCCATTGCAACTTATACCCGCTCTCGTATCGGTGCTGTATCTGGTAATTATAACGCTGCTGATGAAAGTGATATTGCACAGCGCATTGAATTCCTTAACAAACGAGGGAATCAAAGTAAGGAACAAAAAGAAGAATTAGCCTTTTTAACTAAACGTCTTCAATTTCTTCGCGCGATAAAGTCAAGCATGACTCCGGAGCAGGTAGATAGAGGAGCGAAAGGGCTCACATCTCTACTTTCTGATCTTGGCATTGACACTTCTAAAGATAATGATTTTTCGTTGGGCAAAGGGGAGTCTAACCAGAACCAGCCAAAAACAAAACCAAAAAGCAATCCTACTGACAATGCTTTCAAAAATAGACTGCTTGATTTACAAAAGCAGGCCGCCCTAATTGAAATAAACGGTAAAAAAAACTGCAGAAGTAACCGAACTGGAGAAGATTAATTTTGATATAACCAGCGGAAAACCTTAAAAAACTATCAGAGTCACAAGAAAGAGCAACTTCGTACTGCTGCAAAAGTTCTTGATGCAAGAAAAGAAGAGCTTCGCACAAACAAGGAGAATGCTAAAGCTTGCAGAATATGTGTCAGGTTTAAATAAACAGAATAAGCTTGTTAAACAGGGTTATGATAATGAACTATCCGGTCTTTCATTCGGAGGGAAAGACCGCGAAAGAATGCGTGAAATAAACAGCATTCAGCAGGATTATGAAACTCGACAAGAGGAGCTTTTAAATCAACTTCAAGCTGGCGACATTGAAGAAAGCTTATATGAAAAAAAGAAAACCGCCTTAAAAAAAGCTCTTGAAGAAAGATTGCAGATCCAAAATGATTATTACCATGAGTCAGATGACCTAAGAAATGATTGGCAATCTGGTATTTCTAGTGCTCTAGCTGATTTTGCTGATAGCTCAACTGATTATTACCAACAAGCAGCGGACGCAATGACATCAATCTTAGGGGCTGCTACGGACTCAGTTTCAGAACATTTATATGATGTTGTAAGCGGAACTGAATCGATGGGGGAGGCAATAAAGGGAGTATTTGCAGACCTTGGCCAGGCAGTGATTAAAGCTCTGGTTGATATGGCTGCTCAATGGATTGTGTATCAAGGTGTTCAGATGCTGGTAAACAAAACAGCCCAAGCCTCTGCGATTCCTGCAATGATTGCTAACGCGCAAGCAACCGCATTGCAGGCTCAACTTGCCGCTTTTGCATCAACGGCTGCAATCCCAATTGTCCGGACCGGGATTAGCTCCAGCCGCGATGGCTGCTGCAGCGGCTATAACAGAACCTATGGTTGCTGCTATTTCTGCAGCTTCCCTTTCTGGCATGGCCCACGATGGGATTGATGCAGTTCCTGAAACTGGTACTTGGTTGCTTCAAAAAGGAGAGCGGGTGACCACCGCAGCGACCAGTGCCAAACTGGATGCTACTCTGGATCGAGTAGCAAACCAGTCAACCGGTGGTGGAACTATTTATTCTCCCACGATCACTATCCCCATCAATGGTAACCCTTCCGATGCAACGTTGGCGCTGGTCCGTAAAGCTGCAGATGAGGGGGCAGAAAGGGGATACCGGAAGGCGGTTAATTCAGTCGCAAGCGGTCAGGGTGATTTGCATAAGGCCTTGATGGGGAAAACTACCTCGGGGAGGAAAATTAGCTAATGGCTATCACCACAACGCTTTATTACCCCTCCGCTTACCTGCCTGGACCGCTTAAAGAGAGTTTTGGTTTAACTCCTGTATCTCCTCTGAAACGGACTCAGATGGTAACTGGCCGGGCACGACAGCGGCGTGCCTACACCTCGACACCAACCCAAACAGATCTGGCCTGGATTTTTTCTGACGCCCAGGCGCAGGCTTTTGAGGCGTGGTTTCGGGATGAGTTATCAGATGGGGCGGCGTGGTTCAACATACCGTTATTAACGCCTGTAGGGCTGAAAAATTACGTCTGTCGTTTCACGGATATTTATAAAGGTCCCACTCCAGAAGGCGGATTTTACTGGAGATATACCGCGCCAGTAGAACTCTGGGAGCGCCCATTGCCACCGTCTGGATGGGGGCATTACCCGGAATGGATAGTCGGAAGTTCGTTGCTTGATATCGCCCTGAATAAGGAGTGGCCGAAGCATGACGCAGATTAAACGCCTCTACGCCAGCAGCGGCCCGGAGGTGATCATTGAAACGCTGCAGATCACCATTGGTTCTGACGTCCATTATCTGTGTCAGGGTTACGAGAACATCACGGCAACGACGGAGAACGGCGATACCGTAACGTTTACCGCCTGTGCGATAGACATTGCGCTGCCGGCGCGTAATGCGGACGGCACGCAAGATTTGAAATTTGCCCTGTGCAATATCGATGGT